TTACGCCTCTTTTATTTCCTCCTGATTTTGAGTGTGGGACATATCTGGGACATCATTGATAAAAATCGAGTCAATCTGACGTGCGTGTTCAGTTAAATGATTCGGTGCCAGGTGTGCATACCTGCGAACCATCTCGATAGACTCCCAGCCTCCCATCTCCTGCAAAACAGACAACGGAACGCCAGACTGAATTAACCAGCTAGCCCACGTATGCCTCAGGTCATGGAATCTGAAATCAACAATTCCCGCACGCTTACACGCAGCTTTCCATGCTACTGAATCATCAACCCGCATCTTTCTTACTGTAGGCGTCAGAGTTCCATCAGGTCGATGCTTTGCTTTGGTGTGGACGAACACCCATTTATTGTGATTGCCAATCTGGTCTCTAAGTACCCGGCATGCTGTATCATTCAGTGCAACGCCAATTGCTCTGTTTGATTTGCTGTCCTCCGGGTTTATCCAGGCAACGCGACGCTGCATGTCTATTTGTTGCCATTCAAGATTGATGATGTTAGAACGCCTGAGCCCGGTTGCAAGCGCAAACTTAACAACCGACTTAAGCGGCTCCGGACATTCATCAATCAGCCTTTTAGCTTCCTCCGCCTCAAGCCACCTGACGCGCTTATTCCTTACTGAAGGGATTTTGATAACAGGTGACTTCTCCAGCCATTTCCAGTCACGCTCTGCTGCACGCAATAAAGCTTTCATCATCGCCAGATGCTTGGCTTTTGTCGCTGTCGTCACTGGTCGTGGCGTAAATGCAGGTGGCTCAGTTCCTTTCCGCTTCGCTGCATCTACCTTGCTCTGCCATATCTCCTTATCCTTCCTGTTCTGCATCCTGCTAACAGCGGCGTAAATCTTCCCTTCTGTAATATCCTTTAGTCGAATCCCTTCGAAGTGCATCAACCAGAACTCCATTCTGCTCTTGTCAGAATCGAGAGACTTCTTATCTGCTTTCTCTTCAAGCCATCTCAAACAAGCTTCTTCAAAAGTCACATCCGGAAAGTCACCGAGTCTGTCTACTCGCCAGAGTTCTGCCTTTCGCTTGTCGTGCAACTCCTGAGCTTGCCGCTTGTCCGTTGTGCCAAGAGATTCCTTAATTCGCTTCCCGCCCGGGAGCGAGTACGAGGCGTACCATATTTCACCTCTGCGGAAGAGTGACATTTTCTTTCCTCTTTAATGTCATCACCCGCGCTCACGTCGACAGTATGCAGCGGAGAATGAAGAGCCGCAATGCAGGCTTGTCTGGTGGTGAGGTAAGGGGATTTAGGTTTTGAAGGGTCTTTACGGGTTGCTTGCAGTCGGCCTGTGCGAATCCAGTTGGTGGCGGTAGGTCTGGATATCTTGAGAAATGCACAGGCCTCATCGAGTGTGAGGCTGTGTGATTCCATGGTTACTCCGTTTCAGTAAGTTAGTAGCTCCGCTTTCTTTATGATTTCAGAATGAACATCATCGTCAACGTCATCTACTCCAATTTCATATAAGGCTTCTCTAACCACATCGACTTCTTCTGGTTTAAAAAAGTCATCTCGGTAGTCACCAAATAAAACCGAAACAAGCCTTCCTCCAGCTACATCAAGGCGGGAGCTAACTGGAGGCTCTTTGCCATCTTCGAACTCAACGACGAATGTCATTTTAGACATCACATCCCCTCCTGCTGCGGTGCTGCTGCAAGCATGGCTTTCCATACACTCTGGAATGATTCATTCTTCATGTTCTGCTTGGCTCCTTCCTTAAGCATGTCCAGGGTTGCGTCAACTGGCACCAGTTGCCAATCATCCGGAATTACCTGAGAGTTGCCAGCCTGAAGCATGGTGGCACGGCGTTGCTGTAGTTCGGCCAGCGCTAGCATTACATCATCAATGACAGGCGACTCCATTTCATACAATTCAAGAGAATCCCTTGCCACACGGATCAGTGCGCTCAGGCGCTCGTCTGTTAGGTTGTTATTGGTCATGATTTACCTCCCAGAAGCATGGCGGCGCGGCAGGCGTCATACGATTCACGCATCGCATCTTTGACCCAGCCGAGTGGTTTGTTGCCGCGGATTTCCAGCCATTCATCGAATGTTGGTACAGTCGCCACCGGTTGCGACACCGCAAACAGCGGCCCCGGAGCAACATCGAAACGTCGCCAACGGATATCGCAGGTACGTTCTTCGCCTTCTTTGTGCCAGGCTACAACGTCGGCTACAGGTTCTGCGTCAACTGCCATCGCTGGCGGGGCGGCGTAGAGTGGTATAAGGTCTGGCGCAGGATTTCTCCACATCCATTCTCTCCGAGCAGCTCCAGCCAGAAAGTTTCGGAGTGCCTGCGGGTCTGCATACGCTACTGGTTCGGAGTCCATTGCCGCCAGCAGCGCATCCATGGCGATCATGCCGAGGCCAAACATGTCAAACTGCTCTTTGTCGGCTACCGGGTCGTAGTCCTGCTGCCAGCATTCAAAATCATTGCGCAGGCGCTGGGCTTGCTCTTTTGTGATTGGGGTTGTCATTGTTAGTTCGTCCAGTAAGTGAGTTCTTCAGCAACGTGATAATTGGCGTCAGCCTGGTCAGTAAATGGCGGGTCAGTTTTCAGGTGTTCTTCAACCGTTATCGCTGCATTCTCACGACAGAACGCTTTCCAACCCTTACGGCCTGTTTTCCAGCCTCGATGCCAGCCAAGCTCTTTCGTCTCGGTGCGCCATGCTCGGTTTGCTAACTGCATCTGTGTCTTAGCCATTGTTCTGCTCTCCTTCGATAACCTGGATGCCAGCCGTACGCGCATAGACAATCACACCATCATCAGGACGCTTACGCGGTAAATAGATTTCAGGGCGAGGCCAGAGCGCAATGAATCGTGATTCTCTATTTTCCAGCCGGCAATATGCTTTCTGGCTCATCACACCTACCGCGCGAAGTGTCGACTCCATACGCTCCAGCTCAGCAATGCGCTTTTCGGCAATATCCAACTCACTACCCAATTTCTCAGTCATATGAAACCAGTTGGCTCGTTGCTCTTCTTTGGCTTCCAGCGCCTCTACCAGTGCCTCAAGCTGCAAAAATGCTGCATATGCCAAGTCAGAAATAGGCCGTTCAAACTGAATTTCTTTACCGTTTTCGTTTTCAACAACTGATTCGAAAATTGCTTCTGCGACGGAAGACTCTGCCAGTTCGCGGAGTTGTTTCGCTGTTTCAAGCGCGTTGACCATCAACATATCGGTACGCTGCGCCAGTTCTGTTGTCATGCTCACTCTTCATCCTCCAAATCAGCGATAGCATCCATTACGTCAGAGCCACGAATGACCTCAAATGCATGGCAAGCCATTTCGAAAACAAGGCGCTCTTGTGGGTGTGGTGACTGCCAATATTTAAAACCAGGCCGATGTGAATAGCCCTGCATGGCGTAGAACTGACCAGCAAGTTCGATCGCTGCATCGACAAGCTCACGGTTAGACATTGTTGTCATGCTCATGCTGTTTGCTCCAGTTCGTTCAGGCCATCACGTACCGCGCTAACGATGCGATCGAGGTATTGATATTCGTGGTTCGGCACTTTCGGCCATTTCGCATACCATGGGTCATCACCGAATAGGCTAAGCAGCTTGTCACCGACAAGGTAATTGCAGCAGCACGCTTTCACATCGTCAGCATTTTCTGCCTCATCCCACATAGAACGGGCTTCTTCGTGGCTAATCTCCAATTGGCGGCGAAGTTTGATGATTTCTGATTTCACGAAAATAAGGTTTTCATCGTTATCATCATCAACAGTGCTTTCCAGCTGCGGGTCGAAATAGCCGATAAGGTACTCATTGCTAACGCGCTTAATGAACGCCTGCACGGTGTCGCCGCCCATGGCAAACCAGGCGCCGGTCCAAGCCTTACCAAAGCATGTAACGGTGATGCGGCCCTTACCAGGTTCATAGTTCTCAATCATCACGCGCACCGGATCGAGACGCTCTACATCGGTAATGGTGAAAGCCAGTACATCCATTTTTTCGATTTTCATGCTTCCCCCTCGCGAAGCTGGGTTGCGAATTCATCGCATGCGCTGATGAACTCAGAGTATTCGAACTGCATATCTGATGGGACGTTCATTACAGCCATCCACTCATTAAGATGCTCCTTGAGCTTCTCAACACCCCGCGCCTCAGCTTCACGCAGGATGCTGTCTGTCACGATTTCCTCTTCGTCACTTACAATCTGCACCCCAACATATTCACTATCGGCCCAATCACCAGAATCATGGTCATACCGCTCGCAGTTAAATTCTCCGTTACTGTCTTTAGTTGGAATGGTGTAGCTATCAAACGGGCCGCCATACGTAGGAACATTGCCGAGTTCTGGATGCTCAATCCACATGAAGAATCTACGTCCTGTAATGGGGCAAAACTCCGGCTTCCACTGTTTGGATAGGCATGTACTGCTGACCAGTTGCTTCAAATGCTCCTGCAACTCCACACCATCAGGACAGTTCGTCACTTCACGCGCTTTCTCAAGCGTTGAGTGTGCTGCTGTTAGTTCGTTAATTTTGTTAAGCTTTCTCACAAGATATTCTGCGTTGGTTTCATTTACCTTCAAATCGCCGGGAATGCATTTGCCGCGCAGAAATCCTTCCATCTCAAATAATTTCATTTCTTCACTCCCGGCAATCTTGCATTCAGATATTTATTTTCATTCACGCTTGGGAATGAATTACGCGCTAACAGTTCTTCGCGTGATGGGTAAGGTCTGATTCTCTGGCGCGCCACTAATTCACCAGGAGTTAATGAAGGGTCGTATTGTCTGCCTAACATGATTTCGCCTCCATAAAGTCATTAATCGCTTTGCTCAATGACAGTCCAAGCGTCTCTATGTGCTGCTGTAATTCCTGAAGTGATTGCGATTCTGATGCCAGAATTTCACGATGGCATAGTTCTTTAACCAGATGCTCAAACTTGCTGTAGTAACCACAGCGCACCAAAACTTCATTACCAAAATTTTTACTTTTCTCGTCGTTTACTTTCTTCTTTTCGCTGAGAACAAGGTCATGCTTGGTTCCTGTGATAACGTATTTACCCAAATCTATGTTTAGTTTCATGAGAAGTTCCTCAGTCGTTACGAGTCTGACCATAGCGACCGATGTAATTCCTGAGTCGCTCTTCGGTGTATTCAACCGGGCGAACCGGCCCGGTAATTTGCCAATATGGTCTGGCGATAGTGTTTGCATGCCATACAGCGGCTGCGTGACGCTCCTGGTATTTACGCAGCATTCGTTCATCCCTTGATTCCCGCACTCCGTTGCAACCATTTGCTACATGCTCTTTAAGCATCTGAAGCACCTCTTCTTTGGTGCGGTAGCGTTTTGGAAGATGCAGGTATCCCGCCCCTTGAAGAGGTGTATTCATGGTTAAGTCCTTATTGTTTTAAATCAGAAGGGGATATCATCATCGAAGTCCATAGGAGGCTCATTCGATGTTTTCTGTTTTGGTGGTGGTGCAGATTGAGGTGCTTTAGGTTGATTGTCGGGTTCTCTCTTTCCTCCAATCATTTGCATTGTTCCGTTAATACCAACCTGAATTTCTGTTGTGTATTTCTCAATTCCTGCCTGGTCAGTCCATTTTCTGGTTTTCAGCTTTCCTTCGAGATAAACCTCAGAACCTTTTCGCAGATATTCTCCGGCAATTTCCGCAAGCTTTCCGCTAATTACTACGCGGTGCCATTCAGTTTGCTCTTTCTGCTCACCTGTCTGTTTATCTCGCCACTGTTCTGATGTTGCTACAGTGAGATTTGCAAATGCCGCACCAGAAGGTGCGTAGCGCACCTCCGGGTCTTGGCCTAATCTACCAATGAGGATAACCTTATTTACGCCTCTACTAGCCATTTATGCCGCCTGTTTTAGTTCTTTGATACGAATGCCTGTAACGTCTTTACATTTAGCTTGATGATCAGCAAATCCGTTCAGCCTTGTCCATGTAAGAGCGTATTGTTCCTGTAGTTTCTTGCCGTCATTCTCAATACTTGCGTATTGGGTGAACTCAGAAAGAATTTGGTCTGCATCCGCTGGTTTAATGTGATGAACCTCAGCATCAGCATCAATTGCAGTCTCCTCTGTTGGAATGCAGAAGGCCTGAAACGCTGCGTACTTATATGCGATAGACATGGCCTTGTTCGTGGCCTTATCACCGCTATCCATCGCCTCTCCGTAGGTGGTTACGGTATGAATGCTGCCATCCTCTGTACTGACAAAATCGAATTCCGCCTTTACGACAACATAAAACAACACGCCACCTTTCTGTGTTGTTCTTTCAGTTACAGAGCGCTCAGTGATTCGAGGAAGGATAAGAAGTCCGTGATTAACAAGGGCTGGAGCTAACGCATTGTATACCTGGTCAATTCCGCGGAAGTTGAATCCCTGCTGCTGATTTCGTCTGTCTTTGCTAATTCCTGTTGTAGCCATCTCCTTAGCTACAGCACTAATTGCTGCGTAAACCTTATTGCTTGTCATGAGTAATACCCCGCTAACTCCTGCAATGTGACTTGCTGGTTATTCCGTTCTGCTGCCAGATTAATTTGCTGCTCAACTTCTTCTTCAATCTCTGGAGATATGAGCGCTATAAATTCATCATCATCAAAATCATGCAGCATGTTTCTTATCCCAATCTTCGTCTTGCCATTTATCCCAGCCAAGAGATATTCCCGCAGCCCACATATAGGCCTCTGCAATACCTTGCTTAGTGTCAGGGAATGATTTCTCGTACAGCTTGTTGAACTCACGATTTCCTTGCTGAACAAGGATGGTTCCGTTAACAGGCACAATAGTCATCGCGTGGAACTCCTGGCTGATTAAGGATTTCACTGAGACGCTTCCATCCGGTGCGTAATTTGCGAGTAATGCGATCTAAAAGTGATTCATGTAGATGGAAGACACCCATGCGAGTGCCTCCCGCGATTTTTATAATCATGGGTGGCTCCTTGTGTTGTTATAGGCATAGCGAAAACTCCTCGACGAAGAGTTATTGATATGCGAGTAAAAAATGCCGCCCATATAGAGCGGCAAGACTATCAAGGGATGGTTAAGGCATTTAATCAGAACATCATCCGCCGTCTCCTTTGGATGATGTGGTGCGGTATTACACCCAATAGCTAACTCAGAGAATTAGCTATCAGCTGCTATTCGCTTGGTGGTTCAGGTAATGGCATCCAGTGGGTAACGTCCTGTCGAATTGGCACGATTCCGTATGCGTCATCCCACCGACCTTCGAAATAATACAAAGTCGATATGTCACCACCCTTGAAGCATGCCAGAACCTCTTGTTCTGCATTCTCATCCGGCATCTGCTCACTACACTTAATCCACTCCATTACTCCTCCCCAAGAGCCTTGCTGATGGCTGCGCGTGACGACATCAACGGATGTTCACTATGGCAATCGTCCTCATCAACGTCGCAGATGTTAATGACGTATTCCCGAAGCTTTTTCAGCTCGTTCAGCAAATCAGGAGCTGCACTAGAAAGCCTGGCATTAGCTAATGCTTCGTCTGGCGAGCAGCATTTGCCAGGATAAAACGCCGCGTAGAATCTATTCTCATCGCCCTGTAGCGCGTAAACCATTCGCCCATCACGTACCCATTCTTGTTTTGTTCCTTTAAACTCTTTCATATTCACCTCTGTGGCTTGCTGCCAAAAGAAGGCCGACTATGCGGCCTTATGATTTGCTCTCTAATGCAACCTTGTGGTTATGCTGCGCGGTCTGCACAACCATTTCAGCAAACTTATTAGCAACATTCTGACGAATTCCTTCGTTAACACACTCAGTAATTTGACGGTCAATGTCTCGGTTTATTCCCTTAAGCTTTTCCTGTACAACGTCCTGAACTCTCTTGCCGGTAAGCCAAGTAATGAGTCGGGTTTTACCGCTGTAGCTGTCAGCAAAGTTTCCGTTATCGTCTACCTTTTTCTCCATTAGCCCATCAAATGTGCGCTTGATAAGGTCGGTAATAGTCAGACAGTCTTGCGTATCGCCCCATTTATCGGTAATGGTCACTTCTTTTTCAAGCCAGTCATCGGCGAACTGAACGGCCTTTTGTTCGATTGCTTTTCTGGCCGCAACTATTGACTCGTTAATGGCTTCATTAATCTGCTGTGAAGCCTCTTTCTCAACCTTCGCTAAACAGTCCTTAGAGATGGCTGCTTTCACTCCTGAGATGATCTGGTGTTTAACTTCTTCATCCATGTCACCATCTTCGCCAAGCCATTCCAGATCCACAGTTATATTCAGTTTCATAATTAACCCTCAATTAAATAAGTGGGATAGATTTCCCTTTTACCTTCTGACGACCCGCACAAGTCACACCCATGTCACCGCGTGGCTTGCTGTAGTAAATGCGATTAGAACGCTCTGGTAACTCTTCCTGAGCTTTCTTCTCTCTCAGGCTAACCAATGACGTAGCAGCCACAACGCGATTGCTACAGCCCTCTGAGATGCGTGTAAATGCGCGGTCAATCTTCTTGGCTAGCATCTGGTTATCTCGAAGCTGTTGTTGATGACGAATAGCGCGTAATAACTTCTTGTGTTCACGATTAGTCATGATTGCCTCCTGAAATGGTTTTGGTGGTGTGGTGGTCGACTATCTTTAGCTCGACAGCGTCACCTGAGTGGCTTCCTGCGCATTGGTCAGTATTCACCACACCCCAAACCCATCTCGTTTGGTATTGTTGGCCCGGAACAGGCCTTCTGTTGTTAAAGAGCATTCACCGTCCTGGTGAGTAGTGCGTCCTGCTGATGGGTTAAAATTACAAGAAAGATTGTATGTTGTAAACAAGAAATATTGTATTTTTAGGCAGGAAAAACAAACTCCATTGTTTTTTAACGGAAAATAGTTTGTTTTTAGATAGTGGGGGAGTGGTGTTTCAGGTGTTAGTTATCGCAAGTTCCAGAAATGTTGCCTACGAAAGCTTTTGTCGATGTTAGCTTTTGCATTCTAGGGATATTCATAACCTTTGAATACATTACCTTTTTATCCTTCGTGACTGACCATGTCTCAACTGTTATCCCGCCGCCAGACTGGAAGCTTCCAACCATTGTATTGCTGGATAGGGGAACGTATGTGATGTCAGATATAGGGCTTCCATCCAGATTTGTTACAGATGCCGTGTCATCGTTGATGGTTAGTTTTATCGCAACTCCAGACATTCCATCGTCAATAAAATCATAGTTATCACCATTAAATGATGATTTTCCCTGTAAATTAGAGACGATCCAGCAATTCGCATAAGAGGCTATTGGCAAGAAAAGTATCGCTATTGCTACGAGGATTCTTATCATATGAACTTAACCCTTGCTTCAACGACAACCCCGATAATTCGACAGTTACCATTGATTGGGATCATGGGCCATGCAGGGTTGAGTCCCTTCAAGTATTTTTGACCGCCATCGATAACAAGCTTTTTGAATGTTGCCTCGTTGGCGTCAGTGAGCTTGGCGACAACTAAGCTACCGTTGGATGCCTCACGCCCGGTGTCAACAAGGACAATATGCCCTTCAGGTATACTTTGACCAACTGGCGCAGTCATGGAGTCACCTTCGACTCTCAGCCAGAATCCCTCTCCAAGCATATGGATGTCACTATCGTACCATTCCTCAATATCTTTAAGATTGTACGGCTCACAAGCCTCTGACCACGCGCCAGCGCTAACTAAGCTAATCAATGGATATTTTCCTTTAGGTTCGTTTGGACCAACATAAGTTATGTTTGAATCTGGCGAACCTTTCAATAACCAATCGACGCTAACTCCGAGAGCTGAAGCGAGTTCTGGCAAAAATCTTGGTCGCTTGGTTTTTCCATTTTCCAGTTGCTCGATTGATTGCTGAGAGGTGCCAACCTTCAGCGCCAGCTCTGCCTGATTGAGGCCTAGTTGTACTCTTTTGCTTTTTACCCTGGAAGAAATGCTCATAACTTACCTCTGTAATTTCCTCCAATAGTTACAAGAAAACCTGTAATTGACAAACAAGTTACTTTGTATGAAAATACAAGAAAGTTTGTTGAAGGAGGCGATATGCAAACTCTATCTGAGCGCCTCAAAAAGAAACGTGTATCGCTAAAGATGACCCAGACTGAACTGGCTAACAAAGCAGGTGTTAAGCAACAGTCTATTCAGCTTATCGAGGCTGGGGTAACAAAGCGTCCACGATTCTTATTTGAGATAGCGATGGCACTCAACTGTGATCCAATTTGGTTGCAGTACGGTACCAAAAACGGCAAAGCCGCATAGTTCTACCGCTCTTTAAAAACCTACGGGCTGTTCCGGCCCACTCAATACAGCGCATCAATGAATGCGTACTTACTTATTAACTAAGGAAAGTTTCACATATGGAACACGCAAGTTACAGCAAACCAACGCAACGAGACATCGATCGCACTGAAACAGACTTGCTAATTAACCTTTCTACAGTCACCCAGCGTGGACTGGCGCAGATGGTTGGTTGTCATGAGTCGAAGATAAGCAGAACTGACTGGCGCTTCATAGCGGCGGTTCTGTGCGCGTTCGGAATGGATTCAGACATAAGTCCGATAAGCAGGGCGTTTCGATGTGCTTTAAACGGTCTCACAAATAAAAAATCCCCAACGGGCAAGGTCGGGGATTCAGATCAAATCACCATGCAGTTCTGAGTGGGAACAACTGGATCAATTCACAGGAGTAATTATGACAAAGCGTCGTAAGAAATACCAGGAAAAAGAAGAAATTCGACACCCTGATTCACCTGAGGGATTGGTCGTTACAGCAGCCAATAACAGGGCGTTCGCAGAGCGTCTTATTGGCGTTTACAGACTAGCCAAAGCAGGAGTGAAGAATGGGCGTCGTTAAGCTATCGGACTACCAACCTCGACATGAGGTAGTGGAGCGTAAAGTGGCGAGTCTTGATGATGGTTACATGCGTGTAGCTACCAGCATCGGGAAGCTTAAGCCAAAACTGAAACTTGCAGGTCGTGAACATCAGGTTCTGGACGCCGTTATCTATTGCACCTTTGGCTGGAATAAGTCGGAGGACAAGGTAACGAATACATACCTGGCTGAAGTGACAGATCTGGATGATTCAGATGTAGCCGCAGCCCTGAATGTTCTGGCAGAACGCAAGATTATTAATCTCAGAAAAGTTGGTGGTTTCAAGCTGGTTAGCGTGAACGTCAGCATTGATAAATGGGTGCTCAAAAAGACCCCAAAAACACCACCCAAAATGTTGGGCGAAACCACCCAAAATGTTGGGCGAAAAAAGGTTTCAAGTTGGGCGAAATCACCCGACACCCTAAACAGTCTTACCAAAGACAATTTAAAAGATACCCAAACCCACGAAGTGGGATTATCTGGTGATGAAAAATTAACACCCCGTCAGAAAGGAACCAACCCAAGAGCAAGACAAACTAATCCTCGCTCTACAGTCCCGGTATTCGACCGCGAGCGTTTCAAAGATACTTGGAACTGCAAAGCCAAGCGTCTTGGTATGCCGACCATCAGAAGCATCACTACGTCGACAGAGAATGGAATTAAGCGTCTGTGGTCATCCTACCTGAAGCAGTGCAAAGAGCTTGGCAAGGAGCCACGTGATATCGACAGCATCCTGAATGGATACATCGAGCACGGTTATCAGCCTACTCAGTGGGCACTTGGTGGAAACCCTGAAGGAAAGGTGTACGGAATTGATACTGCCCTGACGCAGAAAAAGATTGATGAGATTTTAGGAGCTGGAAGCTGATGGAAAGTTACGACTTTGAGCACCAACTGGTTGGTTCGATGATGGTCAAGGGCGATCACATCGACTGCCGAGAAATCGCCGGCAAGCTACCTGCTGACGCATTTGAGAACTTCCACCTGAAAAGCATGTATCAGGCGATAGTAACCCTGCTCAACAAGGCTGAGCCGGTAGACATGTTTACCGTGAAGGATGCAGTTCCATCTGCGACGAAGGACTTTGTGGTCGAGGTGGCATGCAAATGCTCATCGGCGGCAAACATCCGCGGTTGGGCAAAACGTGTCAGGCAGTGCTGGATGTTACGCCGTGGCGAGGCTGAGCTTAAGCGAGCGGCAGAACTTCTGGCAGGAGCAGGAACACATGACCTGAATGACAGGATCGCTGAAGTAAGCGGAATCCTGTCAAAACTACAGTTCGAAACCAACGACAAGCTACCGCGCCGCATCGGTGATTTGCTTGACGATTACATGGTTGTTCTGGAAAACAGGATGCAAGGAGAAGAGTCTGGTTTGTACCTCAAGACTGGAATTCAGCCCATGGATGATGCATACGGAGGACTGGACAGAACGGACCTGATTGTAATTGCTGGTCGTCCTGGAATGGGCAAAACGGAACTTGCCATCAATATCGCTAACTCAGTTGGAAGGCAGAAAGGGAAGGGGCTCTTTATCTCGATGGAAATGTCGGATATGCAGGTAGTAGAGCGTCACGTTGCAGATCGCGCAGGATTATCTGTGGGAACCCTTCGCAACCCTCTCTGCATGATACAGGAGCAATACACACGCCTTACCGTTGCAACAGGAACTCTTCTGGATGAAGAAAACCATGTTATAGACGGTTCGTTTAGCGTTGATGAGTGCATAGCTCATGCGGAGCGTATGAACATGGACGGCGGCCTGAGCTTCCTCGCAATCGACTACCTTGGCCTAATCGAGAAGCCATCAAACATTCCAGAGCATCAGGCCATCGCTGACATCACCAGAAAGCTAAAGCAGTTCTGCCTGCGCAACAAGGTTCCGGTAATCCTTCTTGCACAGCTTAACCGTGGCCCAGAAGGACGTCAGGAAAAACGTCCTGGGCTGGGTGATTTGGCTAAATCTGGCGCTATCGAGCAGGATGCGGACGTAATCATCTTCCCGTACCGGGATGAAGTTTACGACGAGAACAGCAACATGAAGGGAATTGCGGAAATCATCATCGGTAAATACCGATCTGGGCAGCCTCAAACGTTTTACATGGGCTGGAAGAATGGGCACTTCGTCAACATTGACCAACAGGAAGCAGCCAAACGCTTCGCCGACAACGAGAGTGAAGCGCCGAAAACAGACTGGAGGGGATGATGGACTACAAAGACGCAATTCTGCGTGAAGACGCAATGGAATATCTGATTCGTTATTACTCCGATTTTCTGGATGACATACCTACTGGCCCGTCTAGAAATGTATCCGATCGCATATTCAAAGATTGGCGTTGGGTTCGATGCCTTGATGGTGAAATTGTTTTCGCTAATTGCATTCAGGAGTGCATAACAGCATCTGATTTCAATGCGAGGAACGAAACGCAGAGGATTAGTGTATGACCATCTACATCACAGAGTTAATAACAGGCCTATCAGCAACGATAGGCCTTTTTATTTGGATGAAGAAATCAACCAGAGATTGAGAGAGGTGAGGGCTTCATGACATACGACATTTATAAACTAGAAAACATTTTAGAAGAAATGCGCCAATACAACCCGAAAGCTGATGAATATGGTGGTAAGCACATCATCCCAGGCTGGGCAGAGCGGATTGAGAAGGCGATTAAAGATATCAAAATTGAATCTGAATTCAGGCGTCAATTTATTCTCAACGGCGTTGAGTTTGGGTATATCAGACTTCCTGACTCAAACGATTCCGCGCTTCACGTTTATGAAAGATGCGTCAATGAGCAAGAACCGCGATGCGAAAGATGCAATGGAACTGGCATGGAGGACAGTGGCGGATTTTATCCATGGGGAGAATCAATCCTCATTGAATGCCAATGCCAACTAACACCCCAGCACGCTGATGGAGAGGAATGTGGACGAATCAAGAAAGCAGTTTGAACGAGAGTTCGCAAAAATTAAGGGTATCCCTCTGAGCATGGTTGAAAGCACCAGGTTCAAAGAAGATTACTGGGATGAAGCACACTTAAGAACCAGTGGAATTAGCATGGCTTGGGAAATCTGGAAATCATCTCGCGCAGCTATCGATATCGCGCTTCCTGAAATAGAAAAGTGGCGTTCTATAGAATCTGTGCGCGCCCAGATAGCTTATAGGTCTCGTGTGCGAGATGAAGTAATCGCCGCTGGAATCAAAGTGAAGGAGTGAGTATGAGCGAGTTAAAGCCGTGTCCATTTTGTGGAAGCCCAGCTGAGCACTACCCAGATGGTGATATGGAGGGATATCAAATCATGTGCTCAAGCGACATAGGTAAATGCCCGATGACAACCTGGTTTGGTTGGTTATCACCTGAGGAAGCAGAAGAGAACTGGAATCGGAGAACTGGAGATGAAAAAACTAACGTTTGAGCTAAGAAGCCCCATTCATCAGCAGAACGCCATTCAAGCCATACAGCAAATCCTTCCATCCTACGAAAAGCCAATCACAGTAACCATCTCCGAGAGAACGCGCTCAGGAGAACAAAACAAACGTTTGTGGGCCACTCTTCGGGATATCTCTCAGCAGGTTAACTGGCATGGTCGATGGCTGGATGCTGAAAGCTGGAAGTGCATCTTCACCGCAGCACTGAAGAAGCAGGATGTGGTGCCAAATCTGGAGAATAACGGCTTCGTGGTGATAGGCCAGTCAACCAGCAAGATGCGCGTAGGCGAGTTTGCAGAGTTACTTGAGCTTATCCAGGCATTCGGTACTGAGCATGGTGTTAAGTGGTCTGATGAAGCCCGGTTAGCGCTGGAGTGGAAAGCCAGATTCGGAGACGCTGCATGAAATGAAAATGTCATGGTTTCATCACTTAAATCTCACCACCGAAGAAGCAACAAACCTCATCAATCAGTACCGCTCCCGCAACGTAAAAACTCAACGAACGCTAAGCACAGACCCGCGCCTTTGGAATGTGGCTGCGCTTCTACCTGAGTACGCGAAAGAACCGAGAGTGGATAAGAGATTTCAGCAGAAGATATGGAGTTAGCTATGGACTATTCGAAGTTATCAGATTTTGAAATTAACGTCGCAGTATTCGAAGCGCTTCATGGTGGTTCACCAGATTGCAAAGAGGGTGATGACGGAGCGATGTTACTTGTCTCGTTTGAAGGTGATGTAGTAGGTGGAGATATTGTGGAGGTCGAAGTTGTACGCGGCTCATTCGACCCATGCAACAACGCTTCTGATGCGTGGCCTATCATCCAGGACAACTTAATCAGCATCATCTTCGATGAAGACGGCAACGAACCTCCGCAAAATGCCTGGTGTAAAGCCATCACCAAAACAGGTGAGTCTCACTATGGTAGCGAGAAAGAGCCGCTCAAAACGGCAATGATCGCGTTCCTCATGAAGGCCAATAAATGCACCTTCTGCGATGGCAATGGATTAATTCAAATTGACCACGGGGAAAACATCGGCATTGAGTATAAAGCCTGTCCTCAATGCGAAGGAAAATGCTATGTGCACCCTTAGCCAATCAGAAGCTCAATCCTACGAGCAGCAGAGCATACGTAGAACGTTGTGTGCTGGCTGCACGAAGGAATTATCAGATGGCGAGGTTCACTGCTGTGAAGAATGCGCCTCACTGGCAATAGCGTATCGCGACCCTAACGGATTTATGACGGAGGAAGATGATGAGTGATTCAACAAGTAGCTCTGATTATTTATACTTGGTTTTAGTGCCTGTGGCAGAAGTGTTCCGGTCTGAATTCCCAAAAGGCACTGCGCCATTCAATGCCATTCGTACGTATTCAAAATGCCGAGTGAAGTTTACAAGCAAACGACTGGAAAGAGAGTGGCAGGAATTCTACAAAAAACACGATCTGAAAAACGACCCTGAACTGGAGTATTAAATGGCTAAAGGCAAAACGCCTAAGCCTAAGACCTGTCCAATCTGCTCTACCGAATACATCCCTCGAAGTTCTCTCCAGAAAGTCTGCCACAACTACAAATGTGCCATTGCGTTCAATAAGCAACGCGATGCTGAAATTGCTGCGCGTGAACAGCGCAAGCGCGAACGTGAGCAAAGCGCTGATTTGAGGAAGAGAAGGGAGGCTTTAAAGACCAGATCGGAATGGAACAAAGAGGCTCAGGCGGCGGTAAATAAGTTCATCTTCTGGCGTGACTACGGAAAGCCATGCATATCTTGCGAGAGGCCGCTCAATTACGGCGTAAGAGGTGGCGCAGTGGATGCCAGCCACTACCGGTCAAGAGGAGCAGCTCCGTGGCTTAGGTTTAACGTGTTCAACAACAACTCCAGCTGCGTCAAATGTAATCGTGACCTGTCTGGAAACCCTATCCCATACCGAATAAATCTCATCAAAAAGTACGGACTGGAAATTGTCGAGCGCATCGAGCACGACAACAAAACTAGAAAATTCGATATCGACTACCTGAAGCGAGTGAAATCAATCTTCACGCGCCGGGCTCGTCATTACGAAAAACTCCGTAAGAGATATAGCGAGGCAGCATGATAGACATAAGCAGAGAGGTCTGTGAAGAGTATCTGGATGCACTGGTCACAGTGGAGTTATCCGTGCGATTCGCACAACTCGAAGACCGCAAGATTAACGCCACCATCCGCGCAACAGTAACCGAGTTACTCAAGCGTATCCGTGACAAGAAAATCCGCGCCATCTTCGCAGGTTTGGCCCGTCAGCCATTCCCTGATGGCGCACTGAAGATGATGCGTCGCCAGTTAGACAGCTTAGTAGGAGAACCCGCATGAGTACTGTAACTAACCTTCAGCAAGTCAAATGGCAGCGTCACGCAGATGAGCAAGCACTAAAATCACTCGATGCGACAATTGCAGACGCAGAGAAAGCGCTAGTCATCCTGCTTCATCGTCGACGTGAGTTGGTTAATAGGCTTGGAATTAACAAACCAGATCACGATCCGGAGGCTGCATGAGGCTGGAAAGTGTAGCGAAGTTTCATTCACCGAAAAGCCCAATGATGAGCGACTCACCAAGGGCTACAGCTTCGGATTCTCTTTCAGGAACAGATGTGATGGCAGCTATGGGGATGGCGCAATCACAAGCTGGTTTCGGTATGGCTGCATTCTGCGGGAAACATGAACTCAGCCAGAACGACAAGCAAAAGTCTATCAACTATCTGATGCAATTCGCTCACAAGGTATCGGGGAAATACCGTGGAGTTGCAAAGCTTGAAGGAAATATTAAGGCAAAGGTTCTGCAAGTGCTCGCAACATTCGCCTATGCGGATTATTGCCGCAGCGCTGCAACACCTGGCGCACGATGCAGAGATTGCCATGGTACCGGTCATGCCGTTGACCTGGCGAAAACCGAACAATGGGGAAGGATAGTCGAGAAAGAGTGTGGGCGATGCAAGGGAGTTGGTTATTCACGTATGCCAGCAAGCGCAGCGTATCGCGCTGTAGCGGTGCTGGTACCAGACCTGACGCAACCTACATGGTCTCGCACAGTTAAGCCCCTGTATGACGCTCTGATTACCCAATGCCACAAAGAAGAGTCTAACGCTGACAATATTTTGAATAGCGTCACACGTTAGCACCACGATTGCCACGGATGGCGACAAGTTAACATCAGAATGTTGACATTTTGAATAAAGTTGGGTAAATTTGACTCTAACGATGGGATACTGCATTCGTTGGTGGTGAGGCAAAAGAGGCGGCGCTCACCATTGAACCGCCTAGTTGGTATCTTCGGCTAATGGCCTGGTACTCCAACCATCACAGGCTGAGAGGTCTGTAAAAGTTGACGCAGTACAGGTTGCAAATGTGACCATAGAAGCCCCGCAGAGATGTGGGGCTTTTATTTTCTTACTTTAATAATTCCTGAGCTTCAGCGATCAGTTCGGCGTGTCTTTTCATTAGCGGTGCGATAAGCTTTTGCTTATGCTCATCAGAGTACGTTGACATAGATATCTCTAAAGTCTTACCGGCGATTTCTTGAAGAGTTGCATGGATTGTGTTGAGTCTTCTAGTGTTAAAGTCGTTCATTAATGTTTATCCTTTTGCTGTGTGAATGCCGAAAATAACACGACATTTCTGAAAGCGCACCCCACCAAATACCAGACAGACAAACCCTCACCTTATCCACTGTGGCTAAGGTGCGATGCGCTTTGCAAAAAAGAAAACCCAGCACTATGGCTGGGCTTCGTGAAGATGGGCGGCAAGAGACTGCGCTAACAGCCTCCTGCCTGATCTGCTCATGCCTTTAGTCACGAACAAACCACGTTACTGATAAACGTATCCTGGATTTGTTCACTCAACAACCACGTTAATTCCTAATTTGAACAGATCCCCGTTATATGAGGGGTGGAAATGAAGCGTATGCCCGATAAAGAAAGTATGGCGGGACTCTCATGGCTTGTCCTGCTAGGACTGGCGTGTTGGGGAGGTCTCGTTCGTTATCTTATTGACGTAAAGAACAACAAAGCAACGTGGAGTTGGATTAACGCGTTGGCACAAATAGCCGTATCAGGATTCACAGGTGTAATTGGTGGACTTATCAGTCTTGAAAGCGGACTTAGTTTCTACATGATTCTTGCCACTTCCGGAATTAGCGGTGCAATGGGATCCGTGGCTCTGACTTATTTCTGGGAACGACTGACGGGGATGAAGAATGCAAACAATTAATCCGCAGCGTAAGGCGTTCCTCGATACACTGGCCTGGTCTGAAGGTACAGATAAACCCGGTCAACCTACAAAAAATCATGGTTACGATGTGATTGTTGGTGGGTCACTGTTCACTGACTATTCCGATCACCCCCGTAAGCTTGTCACCCTTAATCCGAAACTGAAATCAACGGCCGCAGGACGATATCAGTTACTGACCCGTTACTGGGATGCGTATCGTAAGCAGCTTGGCCTTACGGATTTTTCCCCGGCCAGTCAGGATGCGGTTGCACTCCAGCAGATTAAGGAGCGTGGGGCGTTACCGATGATTGATCGCGGTGATATCCGTCAAGCCATCGACCGCTGCAGCAATATATGGGCATCGCTGCCTGGCGCAGGTTATGGTCAGTTCGAGCATAAGGCTGACAACCTGATCGCTAAGTTCAAAGCCGCAGGTGGGAAGGTAAACGAGACTGCATTATGAACGCCGTCATTGTTTCATTGCTAAAGAAGTTCTGGCTTCCGATTGTCGCTATGTTGGTTATTGTGCTGCTGGCATGGCGTGTTAATCACTACCGCGACAACGCCATCACCTATAAAGACCAGCGCGATAAAGCGACGGTCCGAGCAGACACATCAGAGGCGATCACCAACAACGTGATCACCACGATGAACCTAATTCGTGATATCTCACAGGCTACCCAGAATGCTAAGCAAGAACTGGCTCATGAAGGCGAAACACGCATTGTCTATATCAAACAAACGTTACAGGGCGATCCGTGTGCTAACCAGCTCGTTCCTTCTGCCGCTGCTGACAGCCTGCGGGAATACGCAGACAGTTTACGTTCCAGCCCCGGTGGTGCCGTTAAGCGCTGAGCTAACAGCAGACACGCCGATCCCCGGAATGGTGGTTCCGTTCACGTGGCAGGCAAGTCTGGAGTTAAACGCTCAGCTTTATACGGCGCTGGGGCAGTGCAATCTGGATAAGGCGGGAATTAGAAGGGCAGAGAAATACCGAGAATATCCGCAATCCAGTAGCATAAAAGAATAATTATGTAGTTAATGGATACTGCATAAGGTCGTAAAGCTCTAAGAAAATCAGTCATGTTTACCTCCAAGATGGTGTGAAAAGAGTATTAAATCTATTGTGTCACTTAACTCGGAGATGACAGATTTGGTATGTATCATGCTGTCTACAATTGTAGACAATTTGGGTGGATACCTCTCACGCCTATAGAGCAAGATGTGTGACTCTGCTCGTCTATTGTGTCACTGAATCATCTCGCAGTTTCACCGAGTATTATCCCCTGTCACGGATAATCAACCAGATATCCCCACAAGCGGATAAAGAGGCTCTCAATGTCCGACATCTACCAAATCACGCTAACCACCCAGACAGGCGAAACCTTCACGGGCAAGATGTCACGACGTCAGCCTGAACTGGTGAACGGATTTGTGCCGCTGGCGACCGAAACTGGGCAGTGGCTGTATTTCGCGCCTGCCGATGTAAAACGCGTGGAGTTTACGCCAGTGCCGGCAGAGCAGTCCGAGCCGCCAGCAGAACAAACGACGGAGTAAACCATGGCTAACGATGATGAGCGCAGGCCATATCCGCCAGTTAACTTCATCGCCTCCGACAACTGGCAGCCATACACCAGGCTGATCCCCGCTAATGAAGTGCATGAGTGGATAAAACGGCAAATCCTCAGCGATACCGGAAGCATCCATAACCCTGACCACGAACACCTGTTAGAGGCTGACCTCTGCTTTATGTGGGCGTCCGATTCGTTCGCGAAGAAAGGGCGGTATGTCCTCGGTCAGGCCGAACAGGTAATGCTCCGCGCCGGTGGTTGGCAGAAAGCCAGAATGGAACAGCAGATGTATGAATGGTTCGGGCGCATCCCGAAGTTCATCATCACGCTGGCAGCCGATTACTGCTCACAATGCAGCGACCCGGAGTTCTGCGCACTGGTAGAGCATGAGCTTTACCACATCGCACAGGCCACCGATGATTTCGGCGCGCCTAAGTTCAACAAAGAGACCGGACAGCCAGTGCTAACTCTGCGCGGCCACGACGTCGAAGAATTCACTGGTGTCGTACGTCGATACGGTGCCAGCAAAGAAGTGCAGGAGCTCGTTGATGCGGCCAATGCGCCAGCAGAAGTTGCTCACATCGATATAGCCAGGTCATGCGGGACGTGCATGTTGAAGCTGGCGTAACGCTTTATTCAGATTGTCATGGAGGTAGCCTGTGGCAGCATTATCGACAGAGGTCAAAGCCTTCATCGTTCAATCGCTCGCCTGCTACGAGCCGCCAGTAAAAGTCATTGAGCTTGTAAAGGCTGAATACGGCATCGATGTCTCACGCCAGCAGGTGTCGCAATATACGCCCGGCAACGCAATGGCGGCCAAGTTGAGCCAGAAGTGGATTGACCTGTTCAACGCCACCCGTAAACGATTCCAGAATGAGATCGCCGACATCCCGATCGCAAATAAAGCGTACCGGTTGCGTGTCCTCGACCGAATGGCGACCAACGCTGAAAAGATGAAGAACTACGGCATGACCTCTCAGCTTATCGAGCAGGCCGCCAAAGAAATGGGCGATGCCTACACCAATCGCCAGAAAGTAGAGCATACAAGTCCTGATGGCAGCATGACTCCGCAGCCGACTATCATCCAGCTACTCCCCGTTGAGCCGAAAGCATGAGTAACGCCGTTCAACTGCCGATCCCCGCGAAGCTTGCGCCACTGTTCACCGCCGTGAATAAGCGTTACCGGTGCTCGCATGGTGGTCGTGGTAGTGCCAAGACGCGCACTTTTGCGCTGATGACTGCGGTAAAGGCTTACCAGTCGATGATGAACGGTGAAAGCGGTGTGGTGCTCTGCGCGCGTGAGTTCATGAACTCGCTGGAAGAGTCGAGCATGCAGGAGGTGAAACAGGCGATCCTGTCCGTTCCCTGGCTGGCCGCCAACTTTGATATCGGCGAGAAGTACATCCGCACCATCGACAAGAGCGTTAACTATGTCTTTTGCGGTCTGCGGCACAACCTCGACAGCATCAAGTCGAAAGCGCGAATCCTGCTGTGCTGGGTTGATGAGGCTGAATCAGTCAGCGAAATAGCCTGGCAGAAGTTGAGCCCGACAGTTCGTGAAGAAGGCTCTGAGATTTGGGTGACGTGGAACCCGGAGCGCGACGGTAGCGCCACGGATAAGAGGTTCCGTAAAGAAGCCGGCGACGACTGCATCACCGTTGAGATGAACTACACGGATAACCCCTGGTTCCCTGACGTGCTGGAAGGTGAGCGACAGAACGATCAACGCCGCCTCGACCCGGCAACATACGCATGGGTGTGGGAAGGTGCTTACCTCGAAAACTCTGATAAGCAGGTGCTGGCCGGTAAATACCGGATCGCTGAGTTCTCGGAAAGCCTCTGGAAAGAAGCTGAGCGCCTGTTCTTCGGTGCTGACTTCGGTTTCGCCAAAGACCCTAACACCTTGGTGCGTTCGTTCATCCTGCACAACCGGCTGTATATCGAATACGAGGCATACGGTCAGCAGACAGAGCTCGACCACATGCCAGAGCTGTACGACACGATTCCTGGCGCGCGTGACTGGCCCATCAAGGCCGACTCCGCTCGACCTGAGACGATTAGCTATCTCAAGCGACAGGGCTTCAACATCTCAGCCGCCGACAAGTGGCAGGGTAGTGTTGAGGACGGGATCGCACACCTTCGCGGATTCGACGAAATCATTATCCATCCACGCTGCAAGAACGTAGCGCGCGAGGCTCGTATGTGGTCCTACAAGACTGACCGCATCACCGGCGAGGTACTGCCGAAACTAGCTGATGGTTTTGAGCACTGCTGGGACGGCATCCGCTACAGCCTCGACGGGCACATTAAGCGCAAAGGTCAGATGGCCGGGATGATGATTCCGAAACGCCTTCGCTAACCAAACGGAAAAACCATGACTGACAAACTAACTCTCGCCGTCAACCATGCGTTGAACGATGCGCGGATGGCGCGCGCCCGTATGGGGCTGATGGCACCAACAATGGGGTTGGACAATAAGCGCCATTCCGCATGGTGCGAATATGGCTTCCCTGAGGAGGTAACCTACGAAAACCTCTACGCACTGTACCGCCGTGGTGGAATAGCCCACGGCGCAGTTGAGAAGCTGGTTGGCAAGTGCTGGCAGACGAACCCGGAAATCATTGAGGGTGACGATGCTGACGAGAGCAAGGATGAAACTGCCTGGGAAAAGAACACCAAAAAGGTTTTCACAAAGCGTCTCTGGCGGGCCTTTGCTGAAGCAGATCGCCGCCGTCTGGTCGGACGTTATGCTGGAATCTTACTACACATCAATGATTCCAGAACGTGGGATCAGCCTGTTGTTCGTGGTAAGTCACTAAAAAAGGTTACGATCGCATGGGCTGGGTCACTAACTGTCAGCGAGTGGGTCACTGACCAGAAATCGGCAGACTACGGGCAGCCAAAGCAGTGGAAATACGTAGAGAGCCTGCCAAACGGCGGGACTAATCAGCGATTCGTGCATCCTGAACGTGTCTTCATCCTTGGTGATTACTCTAACGATGCCATCGGCTTCCTTGAGCCGCCTTATAACGCCTTTGTCAGTCTGGAGAAGGTAGAGGGTGGGTCTGGTGAATCGTTCCTGAAAAATGCCTCAAACAAGCAGGCAATCAATTTTGATAAAGACATAGACTTCGCGAATTTGGCCTCGCTGTATGGCGTGACGGTTGATGAGCTTCAGGAGCGCTACAACGAAGCAGCAAGAGAGTTAAACGTTGGTAACGATGTACTGCTGATCACTCAAGGTGCGCAGGTTACGTCAATGGTATCTGCTGTTTCAGACCCTTCGCCTACTTACGATGTCAACCTGCAGACCGCCTCAGCAGGGGTGGATATTCCTGCGCGCATCCTGGTTGGAAATCAGCAGGCCGAGCGCTCGAGTACAGAAGATCAGAAGTATTTCAACGGTCGATGTCAGTCACGCCGCGGTGACCTGTCATTCGAGATAGAAGACTTCAGTGACAAGCTCATCGACCTGAAAATCATTGATGCTGCCAGCGAGAAGACGGTTATCTGGGATGACCTCAACGAGCAGACTGGAACTGAGAAGCTCGCAAATGCCAAAACCATGGCCGAGATTAACCAGACGTTCCAGGGAAGCGGAGAAAATCCGGCATTCAGCCGTGAAGAAATTCGCACAGCAGCTGGTTATGAAAACAGCGATGAATTCCCGTTAGGAGAAGAGGATGGCGACGAAGAAAACGAAGCCGCCAATTCTATCGCGTAACTATCAGGATCCGACAGGAGCCGATGCGCTGGAACGCCGGGCAATGAAAGACTTCGCCAGGCGAATGAATAAGATTTGCAAAGCGTACAAATCAGCACTCGACAAAATATCTTCCTCCCTCGCAGTAAACGCCAGATACGAATACCAGCTAAACCCAACGCTACTCTCCATCATCCTGAACGATGCCAGTTACCTGGTGGATCAGGTGCTGCTTGAAGGTGGAGATTATGACCTGTGGTTTTACGAGTACATCGATCTGGCTTCGGAGAAAGGGACCGGTCAGTCGTTCTACAACCTCAGCCAGCAGTCGCCGGTGTACGCCGCCGGGCGTGAGTCGCTGGCCTCCATCCTCGCAAGCGACCCTTACCAGCAACGCATGGCGCTGGTACATGCCCGTGTGTTTGAGGAAATGAAGGGGCTGACTGCTGAAGTTAAGCGCGACATGGCACGTGTGCTGACTGATGGCGTGGGGCGCGGGCTCAACCCGCTGGATATTGCCCGCAACCTGACAGATCAGACCGGCATCGAGAAGCGTCGGGCAAACCGTATAGCACGCACTGAAGTGACTACCGCGCTGCGCCGGGCAAAGTGGGATGAAGATCAGGAAGCGAATGACCTCTTCGGCCTGAAAACGCTGCTGGTTCACATCTCGGCGCTTTCACCGACAACCCGGCATACCCATGCAGTGCGCCACGCCCACCTCTACACCAATGAAGAGGTCCGTGATTGGTACAGCAAGGATGGGAACTCCATCAACTGCAAATGTAGCCAGCAGTCGGTGTTGGTGGATGAGGACGGTAACCCGGAATACCCGGACACCATCACGAAACTCAAACAGGAATATAAATCGATGCAGGCGCGCGGTTACGCCTGGGCGGAGAAATAATCATGCCTATTCAGATTAACGTAAACACAAAGGTCAATAGCCAGACCATCCGCCGGGAAACTTATAACGGGCGAGAGCACGTCGTAATTCCAAGCTACACGCTTCCGGCAAACGTGATTATGAACAGAGAGTTCTATCCCGAGGCTGAGATTACTGCGAACTATCAAAGCATGGAAGGGACCATTGCGCCACTAGGCCATCCCACGGTGAATGGTGAGCATGTTTCTGCGTTTTCACCTGAAGGGCTGTGCACCGGATTCATCGGGGCATGGAATCGCAATGTGAGTCTGAAAGGAAATCGCGTTTATTCGGAAAAGTGGGTGGACGTTGAGAGAGCGATGGAATCGCCAGGAGGGCAGCGCCTGATGGAACGCATCTCCGCACTTGAAAGTGGAGAGTCATCAGAGCCGATCTGGTCAAGCGTTGCGGTGTATCGGGAGCAGATCCCTGCTCCAGAAGACTTGAAAAAGCAAGGTGCTGATTGGGTAGTAAAGATTCACTCGATTGATCATGACGCGATTCTACTCGACGAACCACCGGCAGCAGGGCCAGAAAAAGGAGTCGGCCTGATGGTGAATGCGGACCAGGCAATATCTTTACAGCCCAACTCAGGCGCATTGATTGGCGAATCTTACCGTGAGCGCGAAAGTCGACTTGACCGGGCTGTGCGAGAAAAATTTGCAGCAGGACCAGAAGAGTACGCCTGGGTGGCTGATTTTACTGAAACGCAAGTCGTGATTGTCCGCAATGGCGGCAAGGCCGAGGTGTACGGCTACTCCAGTGATGGAGGGAAAATTACTTTTGACAATTCTGGAACGGCAGTTGCCCGGCAAGAATCTTGGGTAACCATCGCTGCCAACAAATTCAAAGCTCTATTCACACCGCAGGAACAGCCTGCACCAAACCACAAAATGGAGGGCGAGATGCCTTTAACCACTGAAGATACAGAACTGCTTCGCAAAATCGTTGGTGAGGCCATCGCCGCTAATAACGACGCGACCCTTAAGCCACTGAGCGAAAGCATTGCAGCTATCCAGACGAACCAACAGCAACTTTCTGAAACCCTGACTGCAAACTCCCGCGCTGAAGAAAAAACTAAGCGTGAAGCAGTTGCGAAGGTCCATGGCGAAATCGTCGCCAATGCGCTGTCTGGTGAGGCACTGGATGCGATGTTTAAAACTATCGGTGAATCCGCGCCGCTGGGCACCAACTCTGCGCAACAGCAGAAAGAAACCGGTGCACCTGCCGCATCTGAATACTTCAAATAAGGAGCCGGGATAATGGCACGTTATCGTCGCGTTAATATCGACGGTCAGTCTCTGTACAAGACCGAAACCAAAATCGCCGCTGTCGCTCTTCTTCCTGGAACCGCCGCAGTGATCAACTCATCCGGAGAGTTTGCTCAGGCTACTGCCCTAGCAGGGCGCATTTACGTTATCGACTGCGCTTATCATCAAGGTCTTGGCATCCGTGATGCTGTGCCTGCTGGTGATTCTGCTGTCGGAAACTATGTAGAAGAGGGGCGAGAGTTGGCTATCTTATGCGCACCAGGTGCATATAAAAAAGATAGCCCAATCAAACTCGGCACAAATGGGCAGTTCACTCTGGCAACTGCCGACACCGACTCGGTGATTGGTTATAGCCAGGATGAATTCACCATCGCCGCAAGTTCCACTGAATTCATTCGCGTGCGTATGCGCGCCGGCACCGTTGCCGCCGCAGATGCTGGCGCTTAATAAAGGACAAACGCACATGTATTTTTCTAAAGAGACGCTGGCGACTAACTCCCGCCTGGGTGGTCACTGGAATCACCTGTGGGCCAACCGTAACATCTTCAACACGCAGAACGATCTGATGGTCAATCAGTTTCGCTCATCTATGGACTCCGAGATGCTCGCGGTTAACGCCGTTGGCGGATTTACTCGCGACTTCTGGGCTGAGATTGATCGTCAGGTTCTACAACTGCGCGATCAGGAAGTTGGCATGGAAATCGTCAATGACCTGATCGGTGTGCAGACCGTTCTTTCTGTTGGCAAAACTGCGAAGCTTTATAGTGTGGTAGGCGACATCGCTGATGATGTTTCTGTCAGTATCGATGGTCAGGCTCCATTCTCCTTCGATCACACCGAATACAACAGCGACGGCGACCCGATCCCAGTGTTCACCGCTGGTTACGGTGTGAACTGGCGTCATGCTGCAGGCTTGAACTCTGTCGGCATTGACCTGGTGCTGGACTCGCAGATGGCGAAGATGCGTAAGTTCAACCAGAGGCGCGTGAACTACTATCTGAACGGCGACGCGAGCATTCAAGTTCAGTCTTATCCGGCTCAGGGTATCAAAAACCATCGCAACACCAAGAAGATTAACCTCGGTTCTGGTGCGGGTGGAGCTAACATCGATCTGACTACCGCCACGATGACTCAGTTGTTTGAGTTTTTCGGCAAAGGTGCATTCGGCACATTGGCGCGCGCTAACAAAGTGGCAGCGTACGACGTGATGTGGGTATCACCTGAAATCTGGGCCAACCTGGCTCAGCCGTATGTAGTGAACGGCGTCGTGAGCGGCAACGTACTGAATGCAGTACTGCCATTTGCACCGGTTCGTGATATTCGCCCGACATTTGCGCTGAGCGGTAACGAGTTCATCGCCTATGTTCGCCGTCAGGATGTCATTTCCCCGCTTGTTGGCATGGCCGTTGGCGTTGTTCCACTTCCGCGCCCATTGCCTAACGTTAACTACAACTTCCAGATCATGTCTGCTGAAGGTCTGCAAATCACCGCAGACGATCAGGGCCTGTCGGGTGTTGTCTATGGCGCTAACCTGGCGTAAGGAAACAGCATGGCTAAATACGAAGTTGTGCGCCCGTGGTTCGGCGTGAAGGTAGGGCAGGTGGTGGAGTTGAAAGAACTTCACCCGGCGCTGAAGTCTAACGTCCGTCTCATGAATGGTGAGGCAGGCGGAGAACTTACCCCGTCGACTCCTGGTGCCGGTACTGGTGAAAAATCTCGCAAAGAGATTATTCAGGACCGCCTTACTGAGCTGGGCATTGAGTTCAAAGGCACCCTGGGCGCTGAAAAACTCAGTGAGCTGTTGCCGGATGGAGAACTCGAAAAGCTTTTCCCTGCTGAATAACAGCCGCCGCTAAGGCGTTTTTTTTATGCCCCGCTCCGGCGGGGTATTTCACGGAGTCGATAATGGTAACTCTCGAACAGGCGAAGGAGTATCTGGAGAGCCAGGGAATTACCATTCCCGATTTTGTTCTTCAGGCTCTAGTCGACCAGGCCAACAGCATTCAGGAGTGTCTCGATGCGCATTATCCGGCATCGACCGCTCTGCTGATTCAGCTCTATCTGCTGGCGCTTATGGGACTCGGACAGGGGGATAAGTACATCTCAAGCCAGACTGCACCGAGTGGGGCGTCTCGCTCATTCCGTTACCAGTCTTTTGCTGACCGCTGGAAAGCATCAGTAAACATGCTGCGCGGACTCGATAAGTACGGATGCGCTACAGCCCTAATTCCTGCCGACCCTACCGCCTCACCGGCATTCGCTGGTATCTGGATCGGAAAGGGCGGTTGCATGTGTGGGAATAAATCATGACGTGGACATCTGTAAGCGTCCGGCTGCCGCGCTCGTTCGTCCGCGTCTGGGTGATGACCGATACCGGTCGGGAGACTACCGGCTACGTTAAATCGGACGGCGAGTGGTTCATCAACTGCCCGCGCATCCGGGCGACTGGCGCGAAGGTGCTGCGCTGGAAGGAGTGAAATATGGCAACTGTAACAAGCATGGTTAGCGCGTTGAATGTGACGGTCGTTTATCGCGTTGCTGGAGAGGTTAAAACCTTCAGTGAGACAGTAGTTTCACCAATCGTCATTGAGCGTTATTTGCAGCTTGAATGTGGCGATGCCATAGGGCTTTTCGTGCCGGTAGGCAAAGGTCAGCAGGTCAATGCGCTGAATATCGAGTGGTTTGAGATTGAGCGCGTTACAGCGCCAAAGGAGTAACCAGTGTCGGCAACAGCAAACTGGTCATACACGGCCACGGCTACCATCTGGCGGAAGCTGGAAGGCAATGACGAATACGGCGATCCGCTTGGATATGCCGAGCCAGAGCAAATCCTCTGTGATTACGAGGGCGGGCTCAGCAAGAAGTTAGCCAGCCTGGGCGCTGAAATCGTCGTGAAGAACACCGTTTGGACGGAGTTCGCGCTGGCGGCCGCGGGTGATTACCTGATGATTGGCGTGTCGACAGAAGCAGACCCGGTTGTGGCCGGTGCCGATGAGGTGCGGCAGGTTATCCGCTACGCCGACACGTTCGAGCGCTTAGCGGATGATTATGCCATCCTGACCGGAATCTGACCTGCCTGTGCAATAATAGGGAAAATCATTAAATGGATTGAAAGGTCATGGGATTTCAATATTGGTTCACGGTGTGCGCAGTCTTTTTGGTTGGCCCAATCTCCCTGGCCCAATCATTTGTCTACTGTCGTCGGGGCGTTTATACCAAAACCTTCAAAGGCACGAGCCGAAAGGAGTACATCCACAAGGATGACAAACCTATTGAATTCTGGTTCAGCATTATCTTTCACATGGTAATGGGCATGGCGATGATTGTTTTAGGTTTCTGGCTCTTAGAGGACATCCCTGTGGTTAACCATTGGTACACTGAAATCCGCGCAATGATCCCTTTTTGATTCCCCGTAAAATGACATAAAACCTCGCTCAGGCGGGGTTTTTTATTGCCTGGAGAAAACCATGGGCATCAAAGTGAAGGGCATCAGCCAGGCCAAGAAGAACCTGAACGATGTCATCAACGACGTAAAGGGGCGCAAGGTAATTCGCGCGCTGCAGTCGGCGATGATGCTTATCGGTACCCGGGCGGCGTATTACACCCCGATCGACACATCCACGCTAATTAACAGTCAGTTCCGCGAAATCGACGCTGGCGGCGTGCTCATCACCGGGCGCATCGGTTACTCAGCCAACTATGCCGCATATGTTCATGAGGCATCAGGCAAGTTGAAAGGCCATCCGCGCGCGCACTTCGGCGTGACCAGTAACCGGTCTGAGTTCGGCCCGCAGAAACCGAAAGAGTTCGGTGGCGGGACAGGAAAGGGCAACTACTGGGATCCGCACGGTGAACCGCAATTCCTGACCAAAGGCGCGAATGATGAGCGCGATAACGTTGATGCGGTGATGCGTAAGGAGCTCTCGCTATGACACCCATGATGCACGAGAGGGTGCGCAACATGTTCGGCGACGCCGGGCTAACGACCGGCTTCACGGTGCAGCAGTTGATGTACGACGACCCGGGCGACCTGTCGAAGGCGATCATGGTATTCAGGCCAAACGGCGGTTCAAATATCCGTACTGACCTCGGATCTGAGTATCACGTTCTGGTTGATGTCGTAGGCGCGAAGGACAAGCGCAAAGACGCGCTAAACGCCGTGCAGCGCATCGTTGATTACGTCCAGGCCAACCCCATGGCTGACGAGTGTGTCGGCTACATCCAGAACATGGGCGCAATTCCCGCGCCGGTGCTCACAGAAGAAGGGCGAATAGTCTTCCGACTGCAGTTCGCCTGCACTTACGGCGAATAGCCATTCCAACCAAATAACCCGCTCCGGCGGGTTTCTTTTATACGTCAAAGAGGAGTTTCACATGGCTAATTGCCAGAACTCGAACGAGCGCCTGTTCGGCGGTGCGGTCGTGCTGGAAGTCGCCGATGGCTGCCCGGACGTCAAACCACTCGAAGGTGAGTGGATGGCGCTGGCCGCTGGTACGTCGAAGGGCTTCGACTTCAACCCGAACTCGGTTACCTCTGATGCGGATGACGGCGGCGGCTATGTCGAAACCATCATCACCAACAGTGATTTCACCCTGAGCTTTGAGGGCGAAGTGCGCAAGAAGGACAAGCTGGACCAGTACGGTGTCGGCAAGTTCATCAAGTATTTCGCTGATGAGCTGAAGGCTAAGCGCCAGCCAGGTATTTGGGTGCGCATGGACTATGGCCCGGTTGAATTCATCGGCTACATGAACATCACGGCGCTGAGCTCCGACGGTGGCACTAACGACATCGTCACGTTCTCCACTGAGTTCAAAGTCGGCGACGCGAGCACTATCGAAGTGAACGAAATCACTGCAGTGGCGGTGACTGGCGTGACGGTTACTCCGGCAACCAGCACTGGCGCGGCTGGCGGTACCAGCACCTTCACGGTGAATATCGCACCAACCGGCGCAACAAACACGGGCTTCACCGTTGCATCAACTGATCCAACCAAAGCCACTGCCACGGCTTCCGGAACCACCGTCACGGTGAACCGTGTTGCCACCGGCAGCGCGCAGATCATCATCAACACCGAAGACGGCAACTTTGTGGCCGTGCATACGGTTACCGTTACATAACGGACATTCCAAAGGGCGGCGTGCTGCCCTTGATAATGACCGTTTACTGGAAGGCCTATGACCGCTTTAACCGATATTGGCGAACTCTCTATCAGCGATAGCCGCGACGGCGGGAAAGATTACCTTCTCAGGCCTTCATTCGAGGCTATGACGAGGATCGGCACTCCGGAAGAGATTGTGCAGGCATACGCCACCATCCACGGCAATGACGTTGCTCAGTTGATTGAGGTTTGCGCTGGCACGCTGGGGTGTTTTCCTGACTGGTTATCTCCATCATTCAACCGCGCCGCTGAGAAGCTTTTATCAACGTGCATGCTGGTGCTGCAGTCGTGCTGCGATGACGACCTGGCGCCGATGATAGGCGAGTGGAAAGGGTGGCGACATTGTGTCGTCTACCGTCCGGGCCAGATGCCGAAGAACGACATCATCGTGCTGGCGCAGCACCTCATGCAGCACGGCGTCGTTGGTAAAGCCAAAGTCCGCCAGTTGCAGCGCCACGAAACAGGAGAGCGTACAACAGAGTTCAAAGCCTTCGACTACATCAGCGCAGCACGTAGCCACTTTGGAATGAACCGCGCCGAAGCCTCTCAGTTAACGATGACCGAATTTCAGATGCTGCTGGCGGCAAAATACCCCGACCAGAAAGGCTTCACTCGCGATGAGTATGACAGCATCGCCGACGAATACCTGGCTAAACAGGCCGCACGCATGGCAAGAGCAAAGAAATAACCGGAGAATGACATGGCAGGTGAGAAGAACGCCGGTAGCATCGTTTATGAAATCAGCGCCGACGTTGAGCCGCTGTTGCAGGGCGGGAAACAGGCCAGCGCCTCCCTAGATGGAATGGAACGATCAGCTGATAGAGCCAATGCCGGATTTAAGCGCGTAGACTCCTCAACGAAATCAACCGCAAAATCATTCATCCGGGCTGCAGATGACAGTTCAACTGCTGCAAAAATGATGGAAGCACTTGGGAACGAAATAGCCATTCTCGAAGAAAGGGAAAAGAAAGGTGCTCGTTCTGCTGTGATCCTTGCTGCTGAGCTGCGCGCTGGCGCAAACGCAACAGCAGCACAAAGAAAAGAAATATCTGCTCTCACTGGACAGCTTTATGACATGAAGCAGGCGCAAGATAAAGCCTCGTCTTCAACTGGTTTTTTAAAAACAGGCCTATCAGCCATTGCATCATCAATAGCGCTGACACAGGCTATTAGCTGGGGGAAGCAATTTCTTCAGGTGGCCGACAACGTTGCCCAGCTACAGGCTCGAATTGCGAGACTATCTACGGATGCTGGTGCTGCCCGCGATACCTTTAACTCCTTAGCAGATATCTCATCGAAAACTGGCGCAAACCTGAGCGATACGACGAAACTTTGGGAGACTCTGACTTCATCATTGAGAGATGCCGGTGCAACAAATTCCCAGATTTTAAACCTTACTGATACCCTGCAAAAAATTGGTCGTATCGGTGGATCCTCTACTGAAGAAATGGCGAATGCTCTACGGCAATTTGGGCAGTCTATTGCCAGCGGAACCATTCGTGCAGAGGAATTCAACTCAATACTCGAGCAAATGCCAGAGCTTGCCAGGCAGATTGCATCTGGTCTTGGTGTTTCCATTGGTCAGTTGCGCCAGATGATGCTTGACGGGAAACTGACAGCACAGGATGCATTGAACGCCATTCAGGATAGGACAGCTGCGGTAAATGCTGAATTTCAACAACTCCCTCGTTCTATGGGGCAGGCAACCGGCGCGCTTGAAACATCAATGGCTAAGCTTGTTTCATCCATTAATGAAGCTACCGGCGCTTCGTCTTTGGCTGTTGAGGTCGTCGATAAACTTGCAGGTTACATTGATTTTCTTGGCGATAAATCGACGACAACCGCAGATAAAATCTGGAGTCTGGCTGCCGTCATTGGAAAGCTTAACCCTGGTGGATTAGCTACCACCGTTGTCGATGCTGTATTTGGCGATGACGCTCCAGAAAAAGCCGATGTACTCAAGGGGAAAATAAGCGATCTGACAGGCGATCTGGATGGGGTTGCCAAGGCTACTAACAAAGCAGCTGAAGCCACTAAACATTTCACAATTGCCTCAAAGCAATCAGCAAGTAAAACTGGAAAGACAGGCAATAAATCTGCCGCGAAACAGGCGGACGACGCAGCAACTGCGTTGATCCGACAGACACAGACCCTTGCGAGACTGAGTACTGGTTATGCTGAAGGCTCTCTCGAACTTGCGAAGTATGACGCTGTTCTTGCTCTTGGAAACAAAGCATCCACTGAGCAAATAGCGAAAGCCGAGCAGCAGGCAGAATCCATCTGGAAGATCCAGCAGGCCACAAAGGCCGCGGCAGAAGAAGAGAGGAAGCGAAAAGAGGCTGGTAAAAACTACAGCCAGATAAAGTCTTCTGTCTCTCCAGTTGCCTCTCTCGACAATTCATTTCAGTCTCAGATGCAGCAACTTAACGAGTATGCCGCTCTCTACCCGCAGAAAATTGCGGAAGTCGAGGCAACAAGGGCGACAATCGAAGCTCAGTATCGGCAGCAGCGGATTGAAGCTATGTGGCAGGAATGGAGTCAGCAAACACTGGCTACACAGGCTGCGTCTGCTGCATTCACCGCTTTAGGGAATAACGCCTCTAACGTTCTCACTGGCATTCTGACTGGCAGTATGAGCGCTTCCGATGCACTGCGCTCGATCGGTAGCACTGTGCTTAATAGTGTCATCAATACATTTGTTCAGATGGGTGTTGAATGGGCTAAATCAGCCATTTTAGGGGCTACGACTCAGCAGGCCGCAATCACTGCCACTACAGCAGCACAGGTTGCCGGAATTACCACACAGACCGCAGCCAGTACAGCGGCGGCGGCCACGACCACGGCAGCATGGACACCGGCGGCGCTCATGTCGTCGATCGCATCATGGGGCGCGGCAGTGGCAATTGGTGTTGGTGCTATGGCAGGAGTTATGGCGCTGGCCGGTAAGCGCAAGAACGGCGGCCCGGTATCTGCAGGCGGAATGTATCAGGTCGGTGAGGGCGGGATGCCTGAGATTTACCAGGCCAGTACCGGAAGGCAGTACATGATACCCGGCGACAATGGCAAGGTGATTAGCAACAAGGATATGCAAGGGGCAGGTGGTGGTGCTCCTGTCCTGAACATCTACAACTATTCATCAGCTTCAGTTGATGCCCAGGCTACGCAGAACGGAGACGGCTCATGGACGCTCGAGGCATTCATCGCTGATATGAATAATGGTGGTCCAGCAAGTAGCGCTATTACCAGTAACATGAACGTTAAACGTACGCCAAGGGGGCAGGGCTGATGCCAATAATTGACTATCCCGACTGGCTGCCGCTGGCGCAGAAGGCCAGCAAAAATATGACGCTCGATACCGGGTTTCAGACTGACCAGCCAGCGGTCGGCCCGGCTATCTTCCAGAATCTCACCGATGACCTGAAGGTTACCTGGTCACTATCGTGGATCTTCACGCTGGATCAGGAGAAAGCGTTCCAGCAGTGGCTTCGCAGTCCTAACTATCTCAACCGTGGTCTGAACTGGTTCCGTATGCCGGTTAACATCGGTGGTAGCGGCCTGCAGGTGCAGGAGCTGCATTTTACTCAGATGCCGGTGCAAACCAGTATCAACGGTGGGGTTGTCACATGGACCGGTACGGTAATCGCCAACCACCTGTTTAATGCTGACGATGAGTTTGACGACATCATCGTTGAGCTGCCTCCTCCGTGGAATTCGTGGCTGGATATCGTTGTCACTGGCTATCCGGATGGGCGAGACCCGGAATCGTTGCCGAGAGTGCCATAATGCCGACGTACAGAGAATATAAACAGCAGCGCCCCACGCGCGGGCTCTACGACACCATCACCTTTTACCATCCTTCATTTGGCTACGTGCGCCTAGTCGATAAGCAGTTCTTCCCGAAGACGCTTGGAGGCCAGGAGTACACGCCAGCACGCTTTGAAATTGAGGAAAGCCAGCAGAGCGGGACGCCGGTAATCGACGCCACGGTTAAGTTGGGGCGTCTGTCATCTGACGTCAAACTGTTGATGAAGAAATGGAAGGGCGCAGCCAGGCTAACGGCTATCACGGCCACGCGGCAGGTGTTCGATAGTGGTGATGTTTCAGCACCGATCAAATCATGGCGGTTGTACGTAAAGACGGTTGATATCGATGCAGATGCCGCCTCAGTGACGCTTTCCGTAACCAATCCCCTGAACAACAATATCGGCAGGCTTTATGATCCGCAGGAATACACTGGCCTTCAGTACCTCTGATTTCATCGACAAGGTGATCGGTGTGCCATGGGCAAACCGTGCGTGCTCATTTGAACAGGTGGATTGTTGGGGGTTGTGCGTGCTGTATTACCGCCACGTTATGGGTATTGAGCTGCACCAGACGCAGGACTACGAAGCCGGCGCTGATTTCTTTACCTGCTACCAGGGTGACGTCGTTTACTGGCAGAAAGTCGATAAGCCGGTGGAAGGCGGAATCTTCGTTGGCTACAGGGCGTCTCAGCCTGCGCATGTGGGGCTAATCCTGAACAGGAAAGCACTGCACTCGCGTGGCGAGAACGGCAGCGTGAGAGAGGATTCTCTACTCGTTATTCAGCGGGCATTCACTAAGGTGGAGTTTTTCAAGTATGGCTCTGATTGAGTTAAGCCGATTTCCCGGAACGCCAAAAGAACGCTACAGGGTGCCAAACGGCACCCTTTTTTATGACTGGCTGGCGGCTAACGACAGTAACTTCCACCGCGACCTGCTGATCGTCCGCAATGGCGTAAAGCTTCAGGAAGACGATGAACTGGCGTTCGAGCTGTGTGAGATGGACACAGTCCAGTTATTCGATCAGCCGAAAGGCGCGATCGGGGACGCTATCAACTCAATATTCAAAGTGGTGGGGCAGGTCTTTTCCTTCCTGGCGCCGAAGCCGGCCATCGCGAATACCAACTCAGGCCAGACTGTTGACTCGCCTAACAATAGCCTTTCCGGCCAAACTAACACTGCCAGGGTATACAAGGCAAAGCCTGACATTTACGGTCAAATTCGCTCATTTCCTGATTTGATTCAGGAGTCATTATTTGAATATGACGCACCTTTCCCTGGCGGTGACAGCAACATTAGTGGCCTGAAATATGTCACAGAGTGGATGTGTGTAGGGCTTGGCAAATATGACTATTCGTCTGTTCGCTACTCAGAGTCCAGCCTTGGAAGTATGGCTGGCGCAGAGTATCAATTCTATCAACCCGGTGAAGTTATCCCTGTTATTAATGAAGGATACGGCGTTGACGATGTAGACGGGCAGGAGGTTCCCGGACAAAACGAAGGTGACTCTTTCCCGGTCGAAACAGCGACCGCGAATACTGTCATTTCCGGGCTGTATTCTGGCGGTGAAATAGCAGTAAAAATACTCAAGCAATCCGAGTTTGATTACTTCATGGGGCTGGTCCTGCCGCACGCCGTAACGTTCACCATCAACGTTACCTACAACACTGCGTCGGGGCCGGTAACGAAGGATGCAACCTATTCAGGAACGTTAGTATCTGCTGTCGAAACGGATGATGGAAGCATCATCGATCCGGAAAAATGGTACACGTTCACCATGGGAAGCTTGTCGGGTCCGCCGGATGTTCCATCATCAGCCTCAATAAACAGTACGAAATTTATCCTGAATGATAATGAAGCGCTGGTAGTCGGTCCTTTTTTCACCCCGGTAGAGGCGACGGATATCTGGATCCACACCCAGACATCACTGGGCGGAGAGCAATCAGCATCGTGGAAAGTAACGCTCTGGAAAATCGATGATGATTACAATCAGATCCCCGGCACCGAACAGTCATTCTCCTACATCCTTCGCAATCGCAATGCGGCAAGCGAGGTTTACTACAGAACGGTAAAAATTAAGCCTACTGGTGGAGGTGGGAAATACGCTATCAACCTGCAGCGCACAGATAACTCTAACGATGCATCAATACTGAAGATAGAGAAAATCCACGCGGTTAACATCAGAACAAACGTGGTTCATCCCACTGACACACTGGTTCGCGTGAAGGTCCGTGCGACAGAGAATGCCCTTGGAAGCCGTGAGCGGAAATATAACGCCGTGGTGACCAGACACACCATTAGCTACGACCTGGACTCTCAGCTGGTTGACTACACGCTCAGGCCGTCACGTTCATTTGCTGACGCTGTTGCGCACACCTGGCTCGCTATGGGTAATCAGCCAGTGGATAGCATTGACCTGTATGGTCTGTATTCCATCGCTGAGAGCCTTCCTGACGAGCGTCTTGGGTACTTCGATTACACCTTTGATGATGAGAACGATTCATTGGGTGATCGCGTCCAGGCCATCTGTAACGCTGCCAGCGTGACCGCTTACTGGGATGACGGCGTGTTGACGTTTACCCGCGACCAGAAAGTGACGCATCCGGCATCAGTATTCAACCGGGCCAACATGAAAACGGACGAGTACAAGATCACGTATGAAGCCACGCTTCCAGGTGGTTATGATGGGGTTCAGGTGTCGTATGTGCACCCGACGACGAACAATAAGACCTACATCAACTACCGCGTTATGAACGGCACCATCGTTGAGCAAGAGGCTGAGAATCCCAACAAAATGGAGATTGTCGGGTTCAGGAATGAGTACCAGGCCCGGGAGCGCGCGCTGCGGGAAACTAAGCGGCTGCTTTACTCGCGCACGAAGATGAACTCGAAGGTATTCGAAGACGGGATTATTCAGGTTGGTAGCGTCGTCCAGATTGCGGATATATACGATAGCAACCAGCAAGGAGGTTACATCACCGGACGAACAGGCAACAACTTCGATACCAGCGAGCCAATCACATTTACCGGTTCGATGTACGTTCTGGTGACTGATAGCCTGGGTAACCCGACCCTGCGTTATCCGGCAACAGCACGCAGTGATACGAAATACGGTTTCACTGCGCGGGTGCCAGATATTCAGCTAAACATCTGGAATGGTGATTCCGTGCAGCTTCCGTCCCGCTATCTAATTGCGACAGTGGAGGAACTGGACAGCCAGTTATGGACAGTTAACAGCATCAAACCGAACACTGACAACACGGTATCTCTGACTGTCGCCGAGTACAGCGACGCTATCTATCAATAAGAACCAATCCCCATCACCACAACCCAGCCAATGTGCTGGGTTTAATTATGGAATAAATATGGCTACGCAACCCACTAACCTGCCAGTACCAAGCGAATCTCCGCGCGACCTGAAGTTTAACGCCGGTAAGATTGATGAGTTTGTAACTTCAAAGCAGCGCGAATATGAAGACAGATTTGGCAACAAGCATTACACCGTAGAAGGTTTGCGCTGGGTTGCTCAGCAAGCTATCTCAGCGTTTGGTTATATTACGTTAAAGAGTTTCCAGCTTGGTGCTCCATTGCCAAATAATGAATTAACACTGCCTAATCAGGTTCTTCAGGATGAGAGTGATGGTGAATATTACCGCTGGGATGGCACTTTCCCAAAACAAGTACCTGCTGGATCTACTCCACAGTCAACAGGAGGAGTAGGTGCTGGGGCGTGGTTGAGTGTTGGTGATGCTATTTTAAGAAGTTATATAGACACAAATTTCAAAACGAAGGTAATAAATTTTGAATCGATAACTCAGGCCATCAATTCTGATTTGCTACCTGGGTCTACAATATCAATATCTGCAGAAGATGGACTCCCTAAGGCACTTTATAACGTTACTGATAAAACGCCTCAGGCCGGGCATATCTTTTACGTTCGAACGATATTTGGGTTATATTTAACCCCTTCAGGTGGAACAACCTTCTCCTCAAAAGTCACACCCCAACTTAGCTATTCGGTTCTCCATCTGCCAGAAATCGGGTTGATAACTGATGCCGCAGTTCAGGGGGCATATTTCGATAACATAACACAAAGCGTGTTGCTTGGTTTTAGCAGGAAAGTTACAGATATTGATGGTGAGCATGAAGTTGTAGATATTTATGAGTATGAGTTCAATGATGGCGTTTTTGGTAACATTATAAAAATAGTAACTGATATTCCTGCTGGGCATGGCGATTATTACTGTATTGTTTATCGAAATGATTCACGGTATTTAGTATTCCATGAACCAAAGACAACATTGTCATCAGACTCATTTTCTGGTGGATATATTTCAACGATTAAGTTTGATGCAGTTACACCTGTATCAACTAAGCAGCGCTTGCTTGATTTATCATCAGATCAAAGTAGGCAAACTGTCGGTGCCTACGGCGATAAGCTGTGGATAAACAGGGTAGGAATTAGTAGTAATGTCTGTGATATTGATCAGGTGTTCAATGGTATATTTTCTCCTGAATCTATAGTTCCTTGGTCGGCATTATCTGATGTCGCTACTATTACGATCCCAGAACAAAATTTTGTTGCATCTCCTGTTGGGGATGGATCGTTTATGGCAATAACGGGTGCCGAATCACACAAGAAAGGTCACTGTTGGTTGACCAGTAACGTACCTTACAAAAACCTTGAAACCACCCCAATTTATTGGAATGCGGTGTATTCAGAACCAGAAGTGCTTTTTCACTATTGGTCCGCATCTGGAGGTTGCTACAAAACAATTTTGCTGTCATGGGAGTGGAGCACTCAGAGTCTTCGTGTTTCTCAAGTTCAAGGTTCTGGTGGGTTTGGATGGAAATTACATCAGGTAACATATCCTGGTCGCACCTATAACTCTTGGGGTGGTAATGTTTCAGTTGCGGAAGTGACCAATATTCTTTCAGCAAAGCAAGGCATTGCCGTTGGTGGGCAACTTGGGTCTTCCGACGATTATACGCCTACTGACTTTATGATTGAGCAATGGTCATCAAGCGCCTCAGGTAGGAGCGGGGCAAGATTTCAATACGGCAAGACACCTTACACCAATACACAGTTATTATTTGATGAATATAATGACTCAACATACCCTCATGGCTGGCGTTTTTCTACTGTTGTTAGCAGCACTACATCTCCTGCTCTCCAGGTAATGAAAGATCATGTTTTCGTCGGCGCATTCGCTACGAAATCTCAGATGACAACCAATCCGTATAAAGACTTTATGCTGCATTTAAGGCCAGCCAGCAAAGACTATTGCGGAGTGTACATCGATTCTTCATCTGGAAAACCTGGAGTAGTAACAGCAAGCGGAGGAGCAACGCTCGCAAGTACCGCCCAAGCACTGCGATTTGGTGGATACACAACATCAACTCAGGTGTTCGATCAATATCTGCAGATTTTGTCTACAGGTTACACATGGAACGTCCCTGCGGCGTCTGACAGGCGTTTGAAGTATGATATTGAGTATCTGTCTCCTGAGTCGTGTCTTGATCGTGTTTTGAAAATGAAACCGGCTGACTATAGCAGAATAAGGGACAAAAAGAGGGCTCGCGGATTTATTGCCCAAGATGCCAATGGGGTGGACCGCTTGCTTGGCGAGCGAAATAACGGTGTATATGGAGTTCACTTTGAGGCTGTTGCCGCAGACAATACCGGGGCAATTATCGCGCTCAACAACAAAATAGAGGAACTTAAAGGCATAATCAGTCAATTATGCAAGGGGAAATAAGCCCCAAATGGGGCTTACGCTTTTACGCCGCTATGGATGGCGGTAATTGATTTTTTTATAAATGGATGCTCTATATATTTAAAGCTCAACGAACATACTATGCATGTGAATAGGCTGTACGCGAGTGCATATGCCGGTAGCGTTGTTGTTGATAAATAAATGTCAAATAAATTAGCGAAAAAGAAATAACATAATATATGTAACAGATATACACTGTAGCTAATCTCTCCCATAAACCTGAGGGATGAATCGCAGAGGATTTTTGGTTTTGTTACAATTACTGATATGAAAAATAGAGATGCAACTGAAAGCCTTCCAATTCCATAATTATTTAAATCTAAAGATGTTACATATACAAGAAGAGCTAAAGATGCAAAAAATATAGCGTACCGTAATAATAAATTATTTAATTGTATCCTTCTGTCTAGATAAGCAGCCAGTGCTCCAGCCACAAACAGAGCACCAAAACTACTACCATCTAAATAAAGCACAATTAAAACTGAAAATACAGCAGAAATCACCGCCATAATAGTAGTCCACCTTGCATGTAGGCAGGCTGCAACCGCTGGCATCATAAAGTAAAACTTCCATTCGTATGGCAAAGACCATAAAACGCTAAAAAGCTCTGTTCCGTTGAATCCTGGAACAGAAAGGTCGGTTCCCAGCAATCCAAAAGCGTACAACTTAATCGATGACACCACATCGCTTAAGCCGAATGAGGATGATTTAAAAAAGGTTACGAATATCAGGATGGTAACTGTAAAAAAGTATGCAGGGGCTAATCTTTTAAATCTTGCTATAAAAAATTTATCCCACTTCTGATTCTTATTGTTAAGTAGCTTTGTAATAAACAAATAACCAGTTATGCAGAAGAATAATTGAACTCCAACGGCACCCAGTCTGTGATCGAAGTTTAGAGAGTCATAGAACCATTTTCTTTCGAACGACTCAGAGTAAGATATCCTCCATGAGTGTGCGCAAACAACCAGTGTAGCGGCAACTCCACGCAATCCATCAATGTAACCAATTCTTGATGTTTCACTGTTAATGTGAGGGAGCACTCGTAATTTGTTCAATGCAAAGCAAGAGGCATAAAATGATAGAAAAATAAAAATAGACGAAAAATTAGCCATTAACATATGGAGTTAACTCACATTTCTTGTTCGGAATTTTATACAGTGCAACGCACACATGCTATAGAATCATGAAGTTTAGCATCATCCGATCACATGATCGACAAGGTCTGTGTTTTGAAATTCATGAAAGTAAATTTCTTACCCTTCCAGCTACTTAGAATTTTCCCGCCGTCCGATTCTTGATCTGAATCTTCATTGCATAATACTGTATTAATATACAGTAACTATCGGAGGTCATCATGGGGTTCCCAAGTCCAGCTAAAGACTACATTGAACGCACGCTAACTATAGAGACTATCTGCGGCGTCACGGCTAACAGCCTGGTGATTGAGACATCGCATGGGTTTGCTGTGATAGAGAAGGGTATGAAGCCATCACCAGATAGCACCTACCTGATTTCGTACACAGGAGGTTGTCACTTTGCCAAGCGTAGAGGTGATGCACTAATAACGGTAGATGGTGAAGTACTGGAAGGTGAGGTTCTGGATGAGGTGGATGTGAAGGGAGTTCTGACGCATCTGATTAACCGGGCCACCGATGACGATAATCCTGCAATCTGAGACAAATTTGAGACATGCAAGGCTTTGCAGCGTTTTACAAGGCTTTGCATGTTTTCGCATCATGGGACGTGTGAGCGCAGGAATGACGCGGTAAGTAACTGACTTAGAAGGTAGTTCTAGGAACTTCTAAGTCGTGGGTCACAGGTTCGAATCCTGTAGGGCGTACCATTTTACCGTCTAGCGTTATTTCCCCTTTGCAAGAGAGTTTTCAAGCCACGGCAATAGCTGTTTTTTACGGCTCAGCATGCCTTCTACTTTGCAGGGCGCGTCTGCTTGCTGGCCTTCCGGCACGGCAAAATAGAGCGTCGAATACCCGGCATTGATATCCGTTAGCATGAGCACCACCCGTTGCGCGCCGGTCTCACGGATATTCTGCGCCATCGCCTGTTGTAACTCATCCAGTACCGCATCCACCTGATTTAATGAAAACAGTTCGATCTGTGCGGCGTTGATCTTCAGGCCCTGGATCTGGAACGTTTTGATATCTTTATTAAGCAGTGCTTTTCCGCTCAGCCCTTCAATGCTGGTTTTTGCGGTCAGTAGCCCGGCAATAAAGGCATCTTTCTCGATGCCCGCGAGAGCTGAGAGTTCCTCAACCGCAAGCGTGTCATCGGACGTTGTGGTGGGTGAACGCAGCGCGACGGTGTCGCTTATCACAGCACCCAGCATTAAAAGTGCTTCCGCAGGCGTTATCATCTGGCGGATCGCTGGGGTCATCAGTTGCCACAGCAGCGTACTGCTGCTGCCCACCGGTTTTACCCATACTTCCGGCGGCAGGCGCGTGACCAGGCCACCAAGGCGATGATGGTCGATGATCCCGACAACGTTACTTTCCGCTAAAGAAGCGGGGCCCTGGGTGGGCTCGGTGAAGTCGACCAGCCAGACATCGCGATCGGCGAGTGAATCGGTGAGTAAGGCGGGAACAGACAGTTGTGCCTGTTCAAAAATAAAGCGCGTTTCGCGATTAATTTCCCCACAACGCCAGGCCTGTGCCTGACAGCCCCTCAGCGTAAGCCAGCGGCTTGCCATATAAGCGGTGCAAACAGCGTCGCTATCAGGATGAAGGTGACCGAGTACATTTATCAT